CGCCGTAGCCGGAGCCGGAGCAGTCGCCGTAGCCGGAGCCGTAGCCGGAGCCGTAGCCGTAGCCGTCGCCGGAGCCGGAGCCGTAGCCGGAGCCGGAGCCGGAGCCGGAGCAGTCGCCGTAGCCGTCGCCGGAGCCGGAGCCGTAGCCGGAGCCGGAGCAGTCGCCGTAGCCGGAGCCGTCTTCATCAAAAACGACATCGCTAATTTTAAGGACGGTAATCATTTTTTTCCTCGATGCTTGCTTGAGCGGTTGCGGTTGTTGTCATGACCTCGCAAGCGTCGATAACAATTTGTGTTGAAACGACAGCGCAGATCTTAGATTGATCGGAAAGCCCATGCTCTGCAACGTCAGACAGCGACACCCCTTTTTTGCCATCGACTTGCCAAAACCACAGACGGCGAGCATTTGACAAAACAGCACACTCACCGTCCAGCGAAACAAGCGTCCCGTAATGCACGCCAGCCCGATATGCACGGACGATAACTTTCTGGCCGATCAGCGGACAAGACTTGGCATGTGATGCTGGCGCAGTCTGGGCAATGCCAAACATTGCGGCTATTTCTCGGGCTTGGCCGATAGTGAGTTCGTTGATGTTCATTGTGTTTCTCCGGTTTGTTGAATCGGCATGTTTGCCGATTTTATTAACGACAGCCACAACGACAGCGGCATGTCGGAATGATACCCGTCAACCGGGGCAAGCCACCGGGCGACGGTACGGGGTGAGACGGACAGCAGTTCAGCGACTGCCGCTTGGGTAAGCCCTGATTGACTCATCAGGGCGCGAAGGTTTGCGGGCGTGTAGCCCGCTTCGGTGAAGATCATCATTGCACCGTGTAATAATTAACAACCCAATCCAGATCGCTAATGTCCTCGCAGGAATCCACAACATCAGCATCATGGAAATAGTAAGCGCTAATGGTGCGGATGATTCCGTCTTCATCAGTTCCAGCCTTGACGGTAGCAATAAACTCAACAGTGCTGTCATGGGTGAAGCGGTTGGAAAAATCGCATGGAGCGCATTCAACGTTATTAACAAACTTCTCGCCGACTTCGGAAATTGCTTGTTCGCGGGTCAATTTATTCATTTTGTCTCTCCGGTGTGTTTGGCGTTATCGCCTTGGTATGAGCCTATTGTATGACGTTATCCGTCATGCGTCAACACTATTTCAGGCATTTGCCTAAATAATTTTGATTCGTTACACTGGCATCATTCTCCCTTGGCGGCACCCCCCGCCTTTTTTATAACGAGGACTGCCGTGAATCGACTTAGCACTTACTTTAGCTACAGCGAACTCACGCAATCCGGCTATGCGACACGGCATGGCGTGGACAATACGCCTGACCAGCGATCACTCGAAAACCTCAAATACACCGCAAGCCAACTCGACCGGGTTCGGGCATTGCTTGGCGTTCCGGTGCTGGTTTCATCCGGATACCGCTGTCCTGCCGTCAATACCGCCATCGGTGGCAGCAAGTCCAGCCAGCATATGACCGGGCAGGCCGTGGACTTTACAGCGCCATCGTTTGGCAATCCTGAGCAAGTCGCACGCGCCATCGCATCAAGTCATATTCCGTTTGACCAACTGATTCTAGAGTTCGGATGCTGGGTGCATATCTCATTCAGCATGGCGCATCCGCGAGGCGAGATCCTGACCATCAGCCGCGAAGGCACGAAAAAGGGGATACATGCATGAGATACCTCATCTTGGCCTTATTCCTGACCGGTTGCGCCTCGTTCCCGGTTTGCCCGGAAGTGTCTATCAAGGTTTGTCCAGCGCAGGTGACGAAATGAAAAACAGCCGAATCCGCGAACCGTCATCTTGGGGCAGCCTTGGCGCGATGGTCATTGGCATTGGATTGATGGCCCCTGTCAATCAGTCGCTGATACTGTTGGGCATTGCCTGCTGTATTGCTGGCATCGTGTTGCGGGAAAAGAAATGATTCCAGCCGCGATTATGATCACGGCGCTGCTGATACCGCGACCGATGATAATTCCAACCGCGCCGCGACCAGCGTGCGAAATCAGGTGCAAACGAGTATGAGCAGACATCGGGTTAATGACATGGGTGGAAGTTTTCACGAAATCGGACAATGGGCATTCCCGGCCGCACTAGGCGCATTTGTGACCGTGTTCCGGGTGCTTTATCAGGGAGGGCGCAAAAAACTGCGTGCGACTATTTTTGAGGCGCTGCTGGTTGCGGCTTGCACAGGTAGCGTCGGGCCATTGCTGGCTTATCTCGGACTGCCGATTGATCTCGCGTACCCGATTGCCGTCTTTGTTGGGTATGTCGGGATTGACCGGGTTAGCATGGCAATCATGGCCAGAATGGGGATGCAATGACCGACGAAATTGCGAGAGGTCGAGGCAGGCCACGAACAACAGTCAAAGACCTTCCTGTAGACTGGGAAACCATCATGCGTGAAGCAGCGCAAGAAGGCGCAAGTGCAGTCGAGATACGTTGTTTGCTTGGCATTGGCGACAGCGCATGGGAAACCCTGATTGAAGATGACTCAGATTTTCACCGTACCGTAAAGGAATGCAAGGCGCTTTGTCAGGTTTGGTGGGAGCGCACCGGGCGCAAAATGGCAGGCGGCGAAGCGGACGGAAACGCCACGGTTTGGATATTCAACATGAAGAACCGATTCGGCTGGAAGGACAAAACCGAAACAGAACATTCTGGCTCCGTTGCTGTAACCCAAATCACGCGACGCATAATCAAGCCCAAGCCGGACGCCGATGGAACTGGTGATTGAAACCCCGGCATGGGCCGAGCCGCTTCTATACCCTGCCCGATACAAGGGCGCAAAAGGCGGGCGCGGATCTGGAAAGTCGCATCTGTTTGCCGAAATGCTCATCGAAGAACATGCAGCAAACCCGCATCAGCGGTCTGTCTGTATCCGAGAAATCCAGAAGTCTCTCCAATTCTCCGCACGCGAGTTGCTCAAGCAAAAGATAACCGCGCTCGGAGTATCGCATTTGTTTGATGTCACGCTGACTGAAATCCGTTCACGCAATGGCAACGGCATTATCATTTTCCAGGGTATGCAAGACCATACCGCCGACTCTATTAAGTCGCTGGAAGGGTTCGACCGTGCATGGGTTGAGGAAGCGCAAAACTTATCTGCACGTTCTTTGGAACTGTTGCGACCGACTATCCGCAACGAGAACTCCGAAATATGGTTCAGTTGGAATCCTTGCCAGCCTGATGACCCTGTAGATAAGTTTTTTGCTGAGAGGCCAACAACCGGGCCGGATGCAGATGATTTCATCCTTGTTCATGTCAACAGCACAGATAATCCATTCCTGCCTGAAACGTTACGCAAGGAACGCGAATACGACCGCAAGTACAACGCTGACTCGTTTGACCACGTTTGGGAAGGCGGCTATAACTCCAAGTCAGAGAGCCAGATATTCAAAGGCAAGTGGCGGATTGATGAGTTCGAGCCTGGCAAAGACTGGCAGTATCCGCATCACGGAATGGACTTTGGATTCGCCAATGACCCAACAGCGGCCGTCAAATGCTGGATACATGATAACCGGCTGTGGATTGAACGCGAGGCAGGCCGTACCGGGCTTGAACTGGACGACACTGCTGACTACATTGAAAAGCGCATACCGGGATTCTGCGATCACGTTGTCCGCGCTGATTCAGCAAGACCTGAATCAATCAGCTACCTGAAACGACCTGACCCGGACAAGCGCCGAAAGCACATACCGCGCATTGAGCCGGTTAAGAAATGGGCCGGAAGCGTGGAAGATGGCATATCGTTCATCAAGTCATTCAAGGAAATTGTGATTCATGTCAGATGCACCGAAATGCAAAAAGAGGCGCGGCTGTACAGTTTTAAGACGGACAAGCGAACCGGTGATATACTGCCAGACATTGAAGATGCCAATAACCACTATTGGGATGCCGTGCGCTATGCACTAGGCGGACTGATTAAGGGCAGGCAGTCACCTATGGGCATTACAATGGGAGTGGCCAATTGATGGCGGACGTTACTTTCCAGCACGGCGATTATGCCGAAAACTACGATGCGTGGGAAACCGTCGAGGACGCTTGCGCGGGTGAGAAAGAGGTCAAGGATAAGGGAGTAAAATACCTTCCGAAGCCGAACCCTGCCGACAAAAGCGCACAGAACGCCATGCGCTACGACCAGTACAAGGCGCGGGCTGTTTATTACAATGTCTCGCGGCGGACACTGCAATCGCTGACCGGCGCATGCTTTGCCAAGAATCCCACGCTGATTGTTCCGCCGGTGCTCGGATACGTGGCTGATAATATTGATGGGCAAGGTCTGAGCATCTATCAGCAGTCACAGGTTGCTGTATCCGAGGTTATCCAAAAGGGGCGCGTTGGCATCTTGGTCGACTACCCGCAAACCTCCGCGCAGGCATCGCTTGCCGATATGCAATCGGGCCGGATTCGCTCGACTATTGCGCTTTATGAGGCCGAAGACATCATCAATTGGCGCACTGAAAAAGTCGGCGCTAATCAAGTGCTGTCTCTTGTCGTGCTGAAAGAGTGCGCTGAGCAGGTATCGGCGGATGGATTCGGGACTGAGGAAGTCGACCAGTACCGCGCATTGCGACTCATTGATGGCATCTACGTCATTGAGCTTTATCAGTTCAACAGCAAAACCCAATCATGGGACATGATCTCGCAAAACATCCCGCTCAACAGTTCAGGCGGGGCGTGGAAAAATATCCCGTTTTCCTTTATCGGCAGTATTTCCAATTCAGCATCGTGCGACCCTGCGCCGCTGTACGACCTTGCGACTCTGAACCTTGCGCATTATCGCAACTCTGCCGATTATGAAGATTCGGTTTATATGACCGGCCAGCCTCAAGCGTGGATTTCTGGATTAACCGAAGAATGGCGCGACTGGTTGCAAAAGGAAGGCATTTACATTGGCGCACGCGCTGCCATGCTGTTGCCGAATGGCGGTAATTTCGGCATCGCACAGGCACAACCTAACTCGCTGGCAAAAGAAGCAATGGACGCCAAAGAAGCGCAAATGAAGGCAATCGGCGCTCGACTGATTACGCCAGGAAGCGCAGTCAAGACCGCAACCGAAGCACAATCAGAAAACGAGTCGGAACATTCGGTCGTGTCGCTGATTGCCGCAAACGTAAGCGAGGCGTATACGCTGGCGCTGAACTGGATGGGCGAATGGATGGGCGTCACAGGCACAATGGAATATACATTGCACGTTGAGCCGGGTAAGTTCAGCGTCGACGGCGTTATGCTGACAGCGCTTGTAGGTGCTAATCAATCGGGCAAGCTGCCGGATTCGGACTTGTTCCGCATCATGCGTAAGATGGATGTGATTGATGCCGAAAAGAGCGACGAACAGATCCGCGAAGAACTGGCCGCATCTGGCCCGTCCGGTCTGGATTTTGGTAGCGCCTGATGGCTGAAATCAAAGGCAATGTCTCTCCTGAGTCGGTAAACATTGCGACTCGCGGTCAGGTATTGCTTGAGCGATTGAAATCAGGACAGGCGGCAAAGTTCGCACCATTCCTGAAACGCATGGAAGTTATCTTGCGGATGCGCCTAGCTGCTGGCGACATGACCAGCTATCAGGCGCGACGGGTAGCTGTGCTGCTGGACTCAATTGAGACAGACCTCCGCGCCGTGCTGGGTGAATACCGCACCGCCTTGACTGGCGACCTTGTAGATACCGCAATCCAGCAAGCGCGATTCGAAGCAAAGTCATTGGATACGGTTGTGACTACGCCAGCATTTGAGGCGATTATCCCGGCTGCTGTACAAGTTAGCGCCGCCGTTTTATCCGCGCCGTTGTCTGTCGTCGGCTACAATCAGGGTCAATTGCTTGAATCGTGGCTAAAGAATTGGTCAGATGGCCAGATTGAGCAAATCAGCGGCGTCATTCGGCAGGGCTACTATCAGGGCCAAACAACAGATCAGATTGTTCGCGCATTGCGAGGCACGACAAAGGCAAATTTTCAGGATGGCACGCTGGCGCAGATTGACCGCAGTAATCGAACTGTCGTCCGTACTGCCGTCCAGCACATGTCAACCGTGGCGCGGCAACAGACTTATGAAGCCAACAGCGACCTGATAACCGGCGTGCAATGGGTATCGACGCTGGACAGCCGCACAACAAGCCAATGCCGTGCGCTGAGTGGCCGCAGGTTTCCGATTGATAAAGGGCCACGACCGCCATTGCATCCGGCCTGCCGTTCGACAACCGTGCCGGTGCTTGATGATGCCTTTGACATACTCGACAAGGGCGCAACGCAGGCCAGCAAAGGTGCGGAAGGCGGGCAACAGGTAGCGGCTGACCTGACGTATTACGATTGGCTCAAGTCGCAGCCTGCCGGATTCCAGGATGCGGCTATTGGGCCAGCGCGTGGTAAACTACTGCGCAGCGGCGGATTATCAGCCGACAGGTTTGCGCAATTGCAGCTTGGCCAGAATTTCCAACCCCTGACGCTTGAACAAATGCGGGAACTTGAACCGCTGGCGTTTAAGCGGGCAGGGATTTAAAACCGGCAGGGCCGGGAATCATGCACGGGGTGCATCATGGCGTTAAAGTTTGAAGTTGATACGGTTGAAGGCTTGGATGCGTCGATTGCTGGCCTTTACGACAAGACCGAAGGCGGAAAGTACCGATTGAAGGTCGAAGGCATCGAGGATACGTCCGGCCTGAAAAAGAAGGTTGACGAATTGCTTAACGAGAAAAAGGCTGCAGCTAAGGCGCGACAAGAGGCCGAAGAAGCCGCAGCACGGGCCGCAGAAGAAGCCGCCCGCAAGTCCGGCGACGTTTCAGCGCTTGAAAAGTCTTGGCAAGAGAAGTACGCTAAGGGCATTGGTGAAAAAG